TCAGCTTTTTCATAGCCATATACAAACTTTGTTTTTGCATTCTAGTCCGAGGTGTAAAGTGTAGTTATTCGAACACTTTTGAATAAAATTGATTCAATTTCCTTTTACGGGCAGTTTCCTGCTGCATTATAGTTCATAGTTCAAATAAAGAAAACTACCGGTTCTTACCAATTTAAAGTTTGAGAATAGGTCAAAGTTGTTTCAACTCTGAGGCCTCTAATCATTCGCTTTACCTAATAAAACTGCATATAATCTGTTCCAGCTATCCTGAGAGAAACTTCAGCTGGGGAAATAAGTGCGAACACTCTTACGGGTTTAGTTCAAAGAACTTTTAGGCCCAACCCGTTTTGAGTTTTACAGACTCGACTGAACTAAGGAGGATACCGACGTAACGCGGTTTACAAGCCCTATCCTTTTGGGTTTACTCAGTGTCAACCTCAACCAATCTCTCGAACAATGGGTGGTCGAGAAGAAAAGGTAATCGTTTGACATTGAGAACGGCTGCCTTGAGCATATCAAGGTGATGTGGTTCCACATCATACAATTTATAAAACTGTTGATATGTAGCACTCACAGCCTTACGTGCTTGTTGCACATGAAACTTGTGCTCATCACGATCAGGGCGTGCTTTAACACCTTTCAACAGCTCAAGACAATGACTAACATAGTTATGGAGGAGTGGGACATGAGAGACGTCCTGAGAGATCCCCACGAGTACTCCTTTGAACCATGCTTGGGGGTCGTGTTGGGGAGCGACAGAATAGCCGATCCTTGATAGCGCCCTACCTACCTTGGGTCCCCACACCCGACCCGCGTCGGAATGCCAGAACCGTCCGGAGCAGAACTCCACCAAATCCGCATCGTCGTTAATCTTGGTTTTGGCTACCAAACCAAACTCACCAAGCTTTGCGACAAATTGGCCAACATCAATGCTATGCCTGATGGCAATCACGGAATCATCACCTAACACAATGACGCGATAATCTACGACGCCCATGTCTCTGAGTACGTAAACTAATGCGACTGCATTAAGCAAAGAATTGCCGCATGACGTGTTTGGGTCCCCGGAACACCGGGTACCTTCAACTTCATAGCGGTGACCGTGAGATGATCTACCACGCACAACAAGTTGCTGTTCCAGCACCAAGGTGGCCCACCGTCCGCACCCACACCGCGCATAAACACTCTGTTCTAATTCAAGTGCTTCACGCGATATGGATGCGTCATACCTAGAATAATCGGTTTCGACAAAAGTCGTGTATCCTTCGTCCAAACAGATGTCCATCCATGCACCAACACCTTCAGCATTAAGGCCAGCGGCGTAACACACAGATGACTTTATATTCCAGGTGGTTGCTAAGTGTTTACCGAAAGCATGCATCCATGGTCCAAGCAAGACATTGGCTAAGTCGCCAACGCCCTGTATGACACGTGGATCAAAATCATCGACACCACATATGGTGGACTTGAGCAGTTTTTCACGTTTTATAAACGTTTTCCGTATACAGGCCTGGCGGACATTGCCCACGTCAGGTGCAGAATGAAATTCATCTAACGCCTGGACGTGTGCCCTCTGCCTGGCTTTGGGAAAGCGCGTATTCCATGTGTGAAACGCTGTAGCCCTGACTATGCGAGTCGGTAATAACTCTTCCAATAAACCCTCAACTTTAGACCACGACCCCACAATTGCGGAACCCTTTGTGTTTAAAGCCCTATGAATGATAGCTCGTTCTTCGTTGTTGGGTGTATCTACTGATACAACTGGAATACAACAAGCCAAAGCAGCACCATACAATTTGGCGCCACTCTGTCTAATTTTCTTCCACGAGTATGAGTAGGTGAACCAACTACCTTTCTTAGGACTCATAGTCACCGGTCCGGATTCATAGCCTGGGAGAGTAACATAGTCGACTGCACCACCACGTACTAACGACCCGTGATCACGATTCTGGACACAACCAAGAAAACGTGTCAAGTTACGGTTAGTAAATGCTGAGACCCCGACAATTGCACCACAACCAAGCAACAGACCCGGCAAGGCTACTAAAGGTTGTCTCGCAAGCACCACACCAGCCGCAGAGACACCCCCGCCCAATAAACCACGGAAACGAACCACGGCTGCCAACAAACAACCGTAGACTAAACCGCGCCGCAAAGACATTGGTTTGAATTTGAACCCGAGAGCCTGGTTATGGTAATCCCCATACTTCCCGAGTTCACCTTGTATATGATCCAAGCAATCAATCTCCCGCCCCATGTCAGCTACGAAACCAAGGACACTACTAATTAAGACAATGTCTGGTTTCTCACTATCTGTGATGGTGTCATCTCGTTGGACCTTTTCCTTGACTTTGCGGACTACAACCTGGAACTGGTCGTACGTCCTGGGCATAAACACACATGCCATTCGCGCAAACGCCACATAACGCTTTGGCACCACAACACGTGCGACACCGTAGCGAACAATGACCGACACACCCCACGGCATAACAAGGAGGGATGTGTTACCCAAGTAACCCACATATTGTTCGTCAACCAAAATTGGTGACGAGGAATACAAACTCTTATCCGTCAATACGATAGCTGTGCTGACAGGATCACTACGAATTGGTGTGTCGATTTTTGAAAATCGAAAAATCATGGAAGACCCAACAGATTTCTGGAAATACCACGTAAACCCAGTATTTGTTACGTCGGACCAATACACCGACCCTTGCCGCAACCATCCGAGGGCCGAATGCTTATAAAGGATTGATGATCCTTTAACACGCATGACGACCTCCCCGTCTGGCGTGACAGTATAGTCAGCTTCACCATAGTAACTACCCTGCGAGTCACAAAAATCGTGTATGACCGCAATAAGATCCGCTTTCTGCACGACGAGATTGATTTCATCCTGCGTCAAGTAGTACAGGCTGTCGACACTGATATAACTATCAGCTTGACTGCATGCACAATCGTCAACAAAATTGGGTACAGTGTGCTCACAGTACATAAACGAACCACTATCGATCACTTTATTAATGCGATGGTGGTCCGCCGCAGTTAAAGTGGGGCACATCGACCAAACCTTGCGTCCGAGTTTCCTATGACGTTGAGGATTGCCACCAATGTCAACAACAAACCCCGAAGCCATTTTGATGACTTCGGCTTCCTTTACTAGTCTCTCGCAATGCAAAATGGGGTGTAGCGATTCTTGTACTCCCCAATAACTTTCCGCGAACTTGTATGAGGGAAATAACTCATGCAAACGTTCAGAAAGATTCTTTAGTCCGAATTTTACTTCGAACTCAGTCGAAGGTGATTCTTCAGCGGGTAACGAGCCCTTAGTGCTTTCAGATCTGGAGGGTTGCTCCATTTTCATAGCCT